GAGAAAGAGAGAGACCTTGTTCAGAGAGATCTCTTACTTGGTCAGAGGAATAAATATAAATGTCATATTTTCTTGGACTACTCTCCAAGACCCTCTTGACCAAGATGAAAGCAGGGGATTTTTTACGCTCTTCATGGTAGGCAATCTGGTGTGGTGATAGGTTAACTCGATTACTTTTTGTTACCTTCAATTCAACAGTAAAGTAAATACCCTCTTTGGTAGTACCTAAAACATCTGGTATGCCGTGATTAACCCGTGATTCCAAGCGAATCCAAGAAAACTCAGTCAAGTTTCTTCTTACTTGTTGCCAGAACAATTTTTCAGGTTGTGCCACAGTAAAAATATTATACTTTATTGGTAGAAATTAGTTGTATTTATGGGATATTTATTATAAGGTGGGTATGTAATTTATTAACAAAAGGAACAATTATGACAGTATTAAAAATGACTAAAAAGGAAAGGCAAGAACATGCTCACGAATGTTTGTATGAAGGATTAGGTAACGTGACTGCAACGGCAACACTTAACTTAGACCCGGCACATATTTGTTATGTGTCTTTGCATTTCATAGTGGGATTAATCTTTGACTCTGCTCCAGACGGAGAAGAAGCACTAGACCTAATAGATAATGTAATGAGGGACGTTTTACAAGATGTTGCTAAGGAGAAAGCTAATGGGTGAAGTATATTCAATAACTATTACTTTTGAAAAAAGTGGCAAGGAAGAAACTAAAACTTTTTCATTTAAAACCCAAGCAGAAGTAGATGCCTTCCATGACGGAGTCTATGAAATGTTTGGGAATGATGATTACCAAATTGAAGGAGAGGACTAATGACTTTTGCAGATACTTTTGAAGAAAGAGAAAAGGAAGCATCAGAGAAACCGAGTAGGAATATTGTGTACGGCTTCAGGTCTGGCGAAAAAAGAAAATTTTTCGTAGATGTTGAAGATATATGTCTCACTATTAACTCAGGAGACAGTTTTTCAGATGATTATTATGTTTACCCAACACAAGAAGAACGAGATAAAGAATTTAATAAACTTGTGGCAGAGGAGAAAGATAATGAGTAATACTTACGCATTTTTAACTAAAGACAACTTTAGAATAGATGTAGAAGCATCTACTCCTAAATCAGCTTATAACAAACTTAATTGTATTCCACATTTAAGAAATAAAGGAATAACTAGGCACTACTACAAATACGCTAAAGACGGATTTGTAGCCAATTATGATGTGAGATATTTAAGAGAAGAATACTGCGAGCATTGTGGATTACCAAAGGACGAATGTCCGGGATATAAGTGTTGGACATGAATAAAGAATTTTATCTACAAATAAAGATAGCCGTATATAGACCTGACGGAGAGTATATAAAGCAATGCAATAATACGACCCTTTCTGAGAAAACGATCCTGGCTATTGTAGAAGATGTAGAGAAGGAGTTGGCGGAATGAAATATAAAATAGATAAAGACGTACCTATACCAGAAAGATTTGAAAATGCTGTAAGCAACAACAGTATTTATACGGAGATTGCCCCTCAATTAAATATAGGAGACTCCGTAGGTGGACTAACTCAATCACAAGCAAATAGCTTAGCTACCTTTATGAAAAAACAAGGTAAGAAATGCACTACAAGGAAAGTAGATAAAAGACCAAGCCGGGAAGCTGAATACAGAGTTTGGTACATAGCAGATACAACACCTGAAACTAAAGTTATCCCGGACACGGCTTTACCCGCAGAGAATGTCTGTAGCTGCAACAACGACATAATGAAAGAAGCAGAACTACACGAAGATGATAAAAATATCGTTGAGGATATGTACGAAGTAAACAAGATTATTAACCAAGAATTCAATTTGATAAATAAAAAGGATAAATGATGCCAGACAACATTAACCCGGAGCATTACAAAGAAGGCCCCATTGAATGTATTGAGGTTATCAAGGCAAGCATGACTCCAGAAGGATTTGAAGGTTACTTAAAGGGATCTATTTTTAAATACTTATGGAGATACGAACGCAAGCATCTGGGCAACGAAGTAGAAGATTTACTAAAAGCAGAATGGTTTCTGAAACGATTAATACAGGAGAGAGTGGACGACAATGAGTAAGAACATAAAAAAATTAAAGAAGGCTAGAAGTATTTTAGACGTTGCGATTGTAGGTTATACCGAAGGAAATGTAGCAGCAGAACTAGACGAAGCCTATAAAATCATAGATGAAGTAATTACAGGAGAGGAATCCGACAATGGACATAGAGAAACTTGAATACATACAACAGACTTTGGAAGAAGTGAAAGAAGATAGGCCAGACAGAATAAAAATTAGAGTTTCGCTGGCACTTATAAAAGATATGAAAAAGGAGAAAGCTAGTGGCTAAAGATTTATTTATAGACTTGTGGGAAAGAACTTCCGAAGTATTTGGTGGTCATCAAGAGATTGATTCAAAGGTACTTAAACGCAGGATTAAATATTATGTAATCCCCAGACAGGACGGAGTGCCAATCATTTCATTGCACGATGACGAATGGGAAATACTTAAAGACCGAAAATTGCATAAGCGAGTAGTAGGAGAGATAATTAATAAAATAACAGAGGAGTTATAAATGGCTAGTGAATATATTTTAGATAAACTTAGTGGTGAATACGTTTTAGTTTGTTCTGATTCAAGCAGACCAACAATACGTTTAGGCACAGATGATTTGGAAACAGCTAAAGCTAGAGCCAAACCACACATGAATTTCAATGACTGAGTTATATAAGGACAGATTTCCCTGTCACCCCACGTTTCAACTTGATTCTTCCCGGAACAAAACAATAGATTGGACTCTAAAAATGGTTCCCCCTGAATCTATCTATTGGAAAACCGGGAAGGTTAAAAAGAAAGAAATAAGAATTCTATCTAAGGTTACGCCAGGTGAACGTAAAGAATTCACCGATGAAATCTTTTTAGATATGTACCCCCCAATAATTAAACAACAAAAGGTAAAACAACTATGATTAGACAAATAGCTTATTTAGATAAGCCACAAGCAAAAGCAGTAATTCAATTATTTAGGAGAGGGCAGCTACAAGATCTGGCCGTCTTTTTAAGTATTGATAGTAAGAATAATAAAGGCCCCTATAAATTGTGTTTAGATTGCCCACAGGATTCACACCCACGAATCAATGCAAAAATACAAGATGTTGCTGACACACTAACAGATGATGACAAGCAAGCTATATTAAGTATTGATTGGCAGATGTACGATGATGCGGAGACCCCTGTAGAACAAATAGGAATGACTCCAGACTTTAAAGAATACGTTGAAGAAAAAGAGAGAAACCAATGACTGAATACACAGACAAAGTAAGACTAACGAAGTTTAAATTAGATGCTGAGAAATGGGGTAGAGATATTAACTACTATCATTTTAACAATGGAGTTCGAGAAATTCGTTATAACAACGGAGTATCTAAGTTTGAAAATACTACCACCGGGCTAAAATGGACTACCTATCCAAAAAATTATGAGGAGTCTATTTATGATAAATTCAAAAAACTTTTAGCAGACATTGGATTTAAAACTACTGATTAATAATTACAGCTTCTTCTGCTTCTAATAAAGGCTTGTAATCCCCAAGCAGCTTTTTGATCCTTTCTTTTATTTCTATTTCGCTGAGAGAATCAAGCGTCCCGGTACGAACTTCTTTACGCTCAACATACAGGCCAGCAGCTCTACCTCTTTGAACTTCAGCAGAAACCGCAGCCGTTAAGTTACCTTTATCCATTGCTTGATCCCTAATCTTAGCTAATTCTCTAACGTGACGACTGAACGTAACCTCATACTTTTTGTCCAGCTCTGCCTGGAGACCCTGAATGTAACGAACAACAAGCGGATATTTCTGAGGATTGGTTAGCTCTGAAGCTCTTACAGCAGCAGAACTCTCAGCGTAACCAGCTGCAAGCGCGCATTCAGTCTGGGTTTTGGATCCGTCATTGTAGACGTACTCTTTAGCAAACTTAGCTTGCTTAACTGTTAAATGTTTTTCGTTCTTTCCTGAAATGTTTCCTGAGATTCCTTTTGGCATTCTTTTCTCCTAATAAAATCTTCCCAACGTTGAAAGGTTAAAGTTTCGTAATTCCAAAACAAACCTTGTTTATAAGTATCTTCATTCATGGCATAAAATTATACCCCAAAGTAATAAAAAGTATCTAATCTTTTATTTTATGGGATATGTACCTCATAACTTCTACCGGGTTAGACGGGAAGCCCCGTTCTATAAGGGTTTTTTGGACTTTCTAACCTGACCTAACTTCTGTCAAGTTAGACGGAAACCCTTATAAGAGCTATATTTCTACCACTTCTAACCCGAAAAACTAAAATTCTGTAATATTTTTGTATTTAAAAAAATATTTTGTAAAAAATAGAAGTTAGGTTAGGTTTTGTTATATAGGAATAAAAACATTGCTAATAAAATCAATAGCTTACAGTCTAACCTTACCAAAGTTAGAAGATTTTTTTCTTTAACTAAATCAATAGGATAGAGCTAACTCTTAATTCTGATCTCAGGTTAGAAAACCATTGATATATAGTACATATCCTATATAATTATCTAAATGAATATAAAAGAAATACAAAAACTGGCAGATGATTTAAGCAAATCTAAAGAAGAACTGCAAAAAAGATACGATTTAGTTAAAGCAACAGGATTTTACAAAGCTAACTCAGGCATATTCAAAGTAATTGCAGATGGTTCTGGAATACATTGGACAGTGCTAGAAAATATGCTTTTTTCTAATGGACTGCCTAATAAAAGAACAAGAAGAAAAGTATTTAATTTGTTATTAGAAGAATAGGTATTCAAATGCAATATGAAGAAATAAACAAACTCGTA